AGAGAAAGGAAACTAACGCCGCCTTTTGGGACGGCGTCAGATACTGCATCAAGATAGCTATAATCTATTTCAGTTGCACCCGCTGAAATGTCAGGTTTTAAATTACAATCGATTGGGCAAGTTGCAAATTTGTCAGCTCCACCCGCTCTATATGTTACTGCACAATTTGTAGTTTTTTTCGCAGTTGATTTTTTAACTAACTTAATCATCAGTTGCCTCCTCTATAAAAAGTCTAACTGCATTGTCGGATAAATTATCATCTAAAAAAGAAGTTATGCTATCGCCGTCAACATAACTATGCTCGTACATATCAAGTAAAAAATACATTAGATCTCTACCCTCTAAAGTTTTTAAGTCTTGTTTTTGCAATGGTGAAAGTTTCATTTTAGTCCTCCTCTTTTTTTGAATATGCAATAACTAAAAAGTCTATATCTTCGAGTGATCTATCGTCTTTCTCAGGATCTTCGATATAGTCTATAAGTTTAAAATGTGATTTGCCTCCAAACCAAGCCGTTCCGTCTTTGGTGTTTAAAGGCCTCCACCCATTTTTATCTAGGTGTTTAAGTTGGTCTTTATTTAGAAACATTAGTGTCCTCCTTAATCTGTTATATCAATGGCTACAATATCGTATTCATCAAAGATATCTCTAACTTGAGCTACGCTATAAGCTCTAACATAAACGTAGTAGGTGCCATTTGTCTGTTTAGAGTCTTTAAATTCTACATAATATCTATTCATTAATTTCTCCTATATATGTGATTTATCCCATATTTGTACTAAATAAAAAAGGCCGTGTCAATCACGGCCTCTTTGTTAGCGTCTTCGCTTAATTGTTTTTGGTGGTCTTTTTTTATACTTATCGTAGTCTTCGCCGTATAAAAGTTTGCCTATCCAATCAAATAGAAAAAACATATTTCCTCCTTTCTTTACTTATCGTTTGGACAATATTGACGTTTCCACATTTCAATATTAGGCCAATTACATTGTTGGTCGTTTCCTATGGTATCGTAGTCCATCCAACCATTAGATTCATCGACGCCTTTCAAAAAAGCTAGGTATTCTTCTTCGCTATCAAAAGTATACTCTTTAATATCGTCCACGCTTTTAGAACTACCCCAAGCTATTTTAATTTTGATTGGTTCAAACTTTCTTAACAAAGCTTTTAGTTTTCTGTAGTCTTTTTTTAGATCACCCTCGTTTTCGTAATCAAAACCAAGTTGAGTTTTTGAGTTTACAGCATCAAGCCCCTGAGTAAGACCTGTGTACAAAATGGCTTTCATCTCAACCACACAGCTCTTCAACAAGTCTAGCTCGTCTTTAGATAGATTATTCATTATCAAAGTCCTCCTTTTCGTCAGATACTTTTTGATGCAATTCATCGAGCTGTTTTTTTAAGTCAACCCAACCATCTACTTCAGATATATTTAAATAGTCTTTTACATCGAGAATTGCTTGTATTGTTTTTGGGTAAATACTTTCTTTCTCTTGCTTGTCATACAAAAAGGCAAACCCTGAAAAACAATCTTCATTTGGTTTTGTTGAATGATCCATATGTTCATCGTTTTTGTCATAACAAAGTGTAATACCATAATCATTTTCCAAGACATAATTGATATCTCCAATTAGTTCTTCAAAACTTTCAGTATATTTTTTTGATATATTTATATGAACATGATCTTTAAGAAAAGTATGGTGCATTTAACCCTCCTTTTTCAAAAAGTTTTGGATTATACGGAAAAGTGTGAGTATGCAAATACTCTATATCATTTAATCCGCCCCATTCTCCATTTTTCATCTTTGGCACAGAGTATATATCAACTTCATATAAAAGCTCATCATTAGCCCCATAATTATCTAAAATTAAATGATAATCATAAGGCTTGCCCTCATGCCAAATCGTGTGCCACATATCAACTTCTTTTTTGTTTTTAAAGTATCTAGCTGAGGCTATGGCTTTTTTTAAGATAGGTTTGAAAGCGGGTTTAATTGTTCTATTTAATTTTGGATAAGTTTCCATAACTAACCCTCCACAAACTTTGAAAGATCATAATCACAAACATCCGCAAGATCTTTTGGACATTGAAAACGAGTAAACAAAAGCTTGGCATCTTGTAAAATGCCTCGCTCTTTTTTTCTAGCCTCAGTTGTACTTAGCTCTCCGTCTTCATAAATACTTTCAGGAGCTAGGCCACACACAATGTCACGCCAACATTCATAAGCCTCAGCCTTGGTCTTTGGAAAAGCACCCCTGATATAATTCCATCTTGGAATATTAGTTTTAAATTTAGTCATAACATTTCTCCTATAAATATGTGTTATAGGATATATCTTATATATTATTAATCAAAGATCAAGGAAAAAGTTTTTGGCCAGTCAAAAGGGTGTTTTGTTTTGAAAATAGGTTTAAGTTTCAGACCTTTTATTCTCAGGTCTACTGCCTGACTACCTGAATACAAATACATTGTATCTTGTGCTCTAACAAGAACCCATACAGAAGCTCGGCTGTGTCTAGTAAGCCAAGCGATTTGTAATGAAGATAGTCTAACTACATTACCGCTAGTAACTTTCAGCTCTACAAAATGAAATTGGTTTTTATCATCACAGATTAATAGATCAGGAATACCAAGTGTCATCCAGTTTTCTATTCTAGTTAACAAAATGTCTTTGGGTAGTCGGCCGACAGCTTTTTTAATTTCTTGGAAGAACCCGCTTTCCTTCTTCGGCTGAACTGGTGGCCTCGTGGTCAATAACTTCTTCAGCGTATCTCGGTTCATATGAATCCTTTATTTCTTTGAGAGCTTTCAACACTTCATCTTTGGACATACTGTCGATAGTACCGTGACGGATTTCAGATTTATTGATGTAGATATTACCATTTGCCTGACCTCTCCTGAACTCAGCTTGCACAGCCGCCGAATATGCACCGTTTTCTAATGCAACATCTCTTATTCTTTGTAAATCTCGTAAATGTCTTTTGTATGTAACACCATATTTTTCATCTAACTCATCTCGATAAATCTGAATTGCCCTACAAACATGAGGACATATCTCAGGATTAGTCATTTCATATGCACGAGTGTGAGCAGAAGAAACTGGGAAACCCGCATTAATCGCAGCTTCTCTCATGGTTATTGTTCCATCGTTGCTAACCAGTTCTTTTACAAATAGCTCTTGTTTTCTAGTTAGCTTACTATGAATATCTACTTTAGGCCTTCCCCGACCTTTTTTAATAGGCTTCAAATTATTCATATCTCTATATATACACCAGAAATTATTTTTTTACAAAAAACTTTTTGAGGCCCATTAAGGCCAAAATTGATTTAAGAAGGTTACATATTTGAAAACAGAAGTGTAACCAATTATGTAACCAGTAAAACTGTTGGTATATAAGGGTTACAGAAGAAAGTTACATAAGTTACACCAGTTACGCCTATATTTAGTAAAAAAATATTTTTTTATTTTCAGCTCTATATATAAGGGGAAGTAACTTTTGTAACTAAAAGCTATTGTTTTTGAAATTTTTCCTAATTAATCTTTGTACTTCAGTCAAAAAGGTTTCCTTGCGAGGCGTGACGCGTGGGTCGAGGATGTGGAGTTGCCACACTTTCTTCATAGTCGGCCGGCCGTTCAAGTTTGGTTCTTGTTGGTGGGATCCATTGAACTTCAGTTTTAAATTTTGGAACCCGTGTTTGAGAACTTTCCCAAATGAACCAAGCATAACTGGTAGCTGTTGAAGCATTAGCTGACAGACGTCCTTTGATGATTGGTACGCGTTCTGTAAACTGAGCAATAATTGTTGGCGGGTTTTGTTTAAATAGTCTTTCATATCGACCTACGCTTTCTATGAATTGTGTCCGAGCAAAGATAGCCGTAGATTCTTTAGCCAAGGGTAAGGCCTTGAGTACAAATTCTTCAGCTAGGTTGAACGGCGGGTTAGTAATAATAAAATCGTACTGCTCGTTGACGTCCCTAGATAGAAAGTCTGCGATACGATCTTGTCCATAATCAGCTATGTCACATGACATAACTTCGGGGAAATATTCTTCGAGGACCTTGGCCATATGCCCAGCTCCGCACGCTGGTTCTAGGCAAGTATATTTAACAAAGTCATCTTCGGGTTGTTGGGGGTAAATAAAATTTGGCTTTAATATATGTTCAAACAAAGCACGGGTTGCCCAAGGCGGGGTAGCCC